TGAACCCACTCCTTTTCCGTTTTTCTCATCATATCCCATTTCCGCCGCTTTTGCAAGCATTTTCCCGGGGATACCCCGGCTTCCCTTCCAGGGATGTACATCGCCAGAGGCACACCCCCGCTTCCCTTATCACTTAATGGGGCTCCACATAGCCCAAGGCACGCTGGCTGTCTCCCACGCCCTGGGTGGTGGGGTCAACCACTACGCCCAGAATGCTCAACAGAGCAAACACCGCATTCACCACTGCCAGCAGCTTGTCACCGATGTCCCCCAGGTTCAGCGTGAAGCCAAACAGGGCGGCTACAGTCTGCACCAGCAGCAGGGCAGCCGGGATAAAGGCCAGCCAAAATGCCTTATTCCTGAGTCTTACCTTCCAGTTAATCATTTACATTCCTTCCTTTCCAAATTCAACAGCCTGTGATTGATGACCTTGATTTGTTCCTCAACCACGGGCATTCTTTTTGCAAATCCGTTGTGCTCCCGCACTTCCCGGGTCAGCTCGTCCAGCTTTGTCTCGGTAACAGCCTGATTTCTGCCGTTGGCAACCATCACCCCCAGCAGGGTGATGGCGCCGCTAATGACGGCGGCAATGATTGATTCCATCTTGCTCCCTCCTTACACCACATCCATATGCACATGGCGGCTGTCAATGGCATAGCAGTATGCCACCTCCGGCTGCTGCCGCACCAGCGCCAGAATCTGCGCTGCCGTCATACCGGGAATATAAAAATCCATGGCCTGCCCCAGCAGATGCCGGGAATTATACACCCCGCCCACCGCCTTATTATGGGCGGCACAGCGCACGGTGGATGTGGGCACCATGGGTCTGCCCGCCGCCTGCCGCACGGCATCCGCCAGACGCATCAGCTTCTCCTTCGGCTCTGCCGGGAAGCCGCCGCATTTGCCGCAGGAGCAGCCGATGTAGGGGTCAGAGCGCCGGAAATACCGGATGTCATTCCAAAAGCTCCCGCTTTTCTTCTTTTCCGCCGTGCCCGCCACGGCCTGAATGAGTTTCTCCTGGGTGTCCCCATCCAGCGTGCCGCTGGCAGAGATGCCATAATCCGCTTGGAACCTCTTGCAAGCCGCCGCGCTGTTTTTTCCCCAGATGCCGTCCGCTCCGCCGGGAGCATAGCCCAAATACAAAAGCAGATACTGCGCCTGCAAATCGGTCATGCTGTCACCTCCCCGCCCAATCGGGTAATCACCCATTGGGTTCCTGTGCCGTCATAGCGTGCCTTGCCGTCCTCGGCGGTAATCACCTGCTCCACCAGGAAGCGGCCTGCGCCCCACTGGCTGCCGGTGAAGATTTTCGTCCCCCGCCAGTCGTGGAAATCCGCCTGAAATTGGTCGGTCTGGATGATTTCAAATCTGGCGTAGCCCATAAAGCAGTAGCTGGCATGGAGATAAATCTGGCAGTTCTCCACCCCAATCTCAAAGGTGGTGGGCAGGGGCTGCAAGTGCTGGTCATTCACCCGGTTGTCAAACACCGCCTGGGTAATCTTCCGATGCACCCGGAAAGTGGGATTGAGGATGAGGTTACCGCCCCACAGCTTTGCCCCATCGGAAAGGTAGTGGGTCTTGTGCTCGTTGGATTGATAATAGATGCCGGGGGAAATGGGGCAGTTCAGGGTGAAGTAATGCCCGTTGTCAATGGGTTCGCCCCCCTCCGTCAGACAAACCTCGCTCAGGTCAATTTCGTTGACTGGCATCCGGCAGGCCGAGGTGTACTGCCCGTTGACATCCACGGCGTGCATGGTATCGACGGTGGCCATTTTCAGGAAGCAGAATTTGCCGTCCCGGCTGGACTCGGCGTGACGGTCTCCTACAATCAGGCAGCCGCCGCCGATGATCCAGAAGCCGCCCTCCATATTGCTCTCCACATGGATGTTATAGAATTTGTGGTTGCCGGAGTGGAGCTTCACGGCATAGTCATAGCCGGAAATCTGCCCGCCGGTGAAGGTGCATTCCGCGCAGGAGCCGCCATCCCCGGCATAGGTAATGCCGTGGGTTCCCGCCTTTCCCGTTCCAAGAATCCGGGCAAACTGAATTTGGTTCTGGAAGATGGGGTTGCCGCCGTTGGCCACCACAATGCCGTGGGCTTCCTTGCTGATAACGTCGTTCAGGGTAATCTGGTTGTACACCGTGGAATCGTTTGCCGATTGAATGGTCAGGCCAATGCCGTCAGAATAAATGCGCCCAATCCGCACCCGGTTCCACCAGCCCTCCACCGTCACCGCCGTGTCCGTCCCCTTGTAGCGGATGGTGTTGATGTCTACATCCAGATTCCGCCCCGCAATGCCAATCGGTTCGCTGGTCTTATACCGCTTGAAGCCCCGCACCGGCAGATTCCGTTTTGCCGCCGCCTGGAGGCAGGCGTTGAGGGCGGCGGTATCGTCAGTGGAATAATCTCCCTTTGCACCGAACATCTCCGGGGTCAGATAGCCCAGCGCGTCAAACGTCAGGGCGTTTTCGCCTCCGCCATACCGGTCAATATAATCCTTGATGGAAACCCGGTAGGAAAAGCCGCTGACCGGCACGGGGAAGAAGGACACCGCCGCCGCATCCCGGGGCACTTCTTCGGTTCCGGCCTGGATGGCAGCGGCGGCATCATACAGCACGGCGCACACGTCGACATTGTGGGTTTCCCCGCCGGGGGATTGCACGTTCCACCAGATGCCGAAGGAAGCGGCATTGGCCGGGACGGTTACCCGGGCGGAAACATCCGAGCCGTTCTCGCCGCAAAAAAGGTTCTTGAACAAAATTTGCTTGCCCGCACTGTCATAAAACAGCAGCGTCACATAGATGCCGTTTTTCACCGTTGTCCCTTTCAGAAACGTCCGCAGAATAACCGTGTTTCCGGGTTGCAGTGCCCCGGACAGGGGCAGACAGGGAGAGCCGTCCTTGTTCACCGCAAAGGTTGCCCGCGCCGAGGCCGCGCCATCGATGTGCATCACCCGCCCGTTTTCATGCAGGGTAATGCCGTTGTAGGGGAAACTGCGGTTGAAGCCCACTTCCAGTGGAAAAAGGTTCTGCCCCAGCAATGCATATTTGGGAAATCCGCTCATGGGTGCTTCCCCGCCGTCTGCAAACGCTGCCGTTTTCGGGGCATCCGTCATGGGGAGGTCTGCATAATCCCATCCCCCCGCCTTCGCCACGGCAATGGTCGATGCCTCTCGGGCGGCCTGACTGGCAAGCTGCACCTTTTCCTGTAGTCCGGCGGCTTGGCTTGCGACATTTTGGCGCAGGTCTTCCAGCTTCTTTTCCGTTTCGGAGATGTCGGGCAGACGGTCGAGCTGCTCCTGGGTGCTTTCCGCCCATTCCAGCAGCTGCTGGGTCAGGAGCTGTGGAGGCGCAGGCGGTTCCGTCCCCTGCGTGCCGGAGGGCTGTACCATTGCACAGCACACCCAATTGGTGGGAATGCGCAGTGTTCCGGCGCTGTCCCAGCCATCCAGGGCAATTTCCAGCCGCCGTCCTTCCAGCAGACAGTCCCAGGGCACGGTGATGGCGGTTCCCTCCACCACTTCAAACTGGTACTCCACCTCCCCACACCGGAATTTGATGATTTTCCGCAGTCCGTCCCAGTCCCTGCTGCATTGCAGCGTCACGGGAATGCCCACTGCGCCGGCAGTGACGATTCCCTCGGTTTTGCCCCAGGCCGCCGCCCCCTGGGCAAGAATCTGAATGCTTGTCATTCGCTCTCTCCTTTCCATGATTTTGATTCCAGCGCCGCTTTCACCAGCGCATCCACATACGCCTTGGTGGCGGCATCCTGTGCTTCAGTGGGGTCTGCCAGATTGCGGATGCCGTGCTCTGCCATGTCCAGCTGCAAGCCCACGCTGAGTGTTTCTTCCTTGATCGCCCGCATTCCAATGCCCACCGCTTTCTCCGTCCGGGAAAAGTCCAGCAGGGCAAAGGCCACCGGCACGAAGGCGCTCTGGCTGCTCACCGTCACAAAGCTGTCCGTCACGCACACGGCGCAGTCGTAGCCGCTGTCCGCCCCGGCGGGCAGCACCACCGTCCCAGCCACTTCAAACAGCCCTGCATAATCCGGCAGCGGCACACTGCGGGTCTGACCGCCGCCATGCTCCCGGCAGACGGCCTGATAGGCCGCACTTCCCCCGGACACAGGTGTTACCCGCGCTCCAAACTGCAAGCAGAGCCACGTTCCGTCCGGCTGTGCTGCCCCATCCGCGCCGCAGCGGAAAGCTCCTGTGATCTGCACCCGGGGGATTTCATAGGGCAGTACGGTGATGTGCTGCACCACCCGGGTGCTGCGTCCCCGGCTGTCCGTGGCCGTCACGGCAATTTCCACATCGCCGCTGCGTTCCAAAGTAAACCCACACTGCGCTCCCGTGCCGGTCAACCCACCGCACTGCACGGCAATATCCCGAATGGAAGCCCCGTAAGCCCCCTGCGCTTGGCTTTTCACCAGCGCCCGGCTCTGACCCTGGATATAGCCGCCGTATTGGCCGGAATACCCCATAGGATCCTCCACCGTCACCGTCAGGGCGGGGACAATGTCCGCCGGAATTTCCAGATTCAGCGCAGTGGCAGACGTGCCCACCGGCTCCTCCCCGCAGAAGGTTTGCACCGTGAACGTCACGCTCACCGCCGTGCCCGCCGTCTGCTGCTCCGCCAGGGAAATCGGCGGTGTCCAGGATAGCTGCGTCTCCTGGGTTTTCTCCGCCACCACCCCATGCGCTTCGCCGCACTTCCAGAAAATACTGTCCCGGAAATCTGCCGCAGCACGGGTCAACTGAAGGCATACCGGCTCCCCCAGACAATTTCCCTGGGCATAAAGCGCCGTGACGCGGGGAATCCTGGGCAGGGAGGCAGAACCGGTGTAACGCAGACTGTTCAAATAGCGCTGGGTGGTGGTGTACAGGTCAAAGCTAACGGTAATGTCGGCCTCCATGGTGCCGTCACTGCGGTGGCTGACCTCCACATCCCGGCAGCTGTAGCCGCTCCAGGTTCCCACGCCTCCGCCATCCCACCCGCTGTAAAAGGTCAGGGCACAGCTTTGGGTGTTGTTCAGAATCATGTTGGCCGCCAGCATCCCGCCCAGGCGGATTTCACCCAGCACCCAGCAGTTGCCCACGTTGACTCCGTCAGGATTGCGCAGTTCCAGCTTCGTCACCCGCACGGTGGAGGTATTGTTCACCACATCCCCCTGCACCTCCAACGTCACGCGGCAATAGGGATTGATTGTCACAACCATGCCGCCACCCCCTTATTTCTTCTTGGGGTACAGCTTGCCGGAAGCGGCGCTCAGCGCTCCCAGCACAGAGCCAAGCACTCCTAAAGCGCCGGTAGCCTTCCTGTCCGTTTTACCTGTGTCCGTTTTCTTGCCGCCGCTGCTGCCGGAAGAATAGCTGTAGCTGACGGAGGGAGCGCTGTACCGGGGGTGCTTATCGTCCCATTCCTGGTCATAACGCCGCTTGTTTTCGTCAAAGTCCTGCTGCCACTTCCAGTCGGCAATCTCGTCCCGCCAAGCGCCGTAGTCCTCCTCTTTGGTGCTGGTGTACTGCTGCATCAGCCGGTCGGCCTCTGCCTGCCATGCGTTCAGGGAATCGGTGTAGCGGCGGTATGCCTGATTTTCCGCATCCCCCAGCAGCCGATAGCGATCCTGCAAACCCTGGGCACGGAGCTTATACTGCTCCATGGCGAGGCGGTACAGCGCCGGGATTTTGTCCCCCAGCGCATCCAGCTGCTGGGCATAGGCCTGCTGTCCCACGTTCTGAGCATAGGAGCTGCCATAGCCCCCGGTGAGGGCGGCGGCCTGTCCCATGGTATCCTCCATGGCACGCTGCCCGTTTTTCACCGCCTGATTGCGGTACTGCCGATACAGGGCATCGCCGCTGAGCCGGTACTGAAAATCCTCCTGGTTAAGAATTTTCTCCATGGCATCCCGCAGCACCCCATCATATTCCGAAACATACTTGTCGGGCTTCTTCTGCCCATGCTCCTCCAGCTTCTTTTTTGCATCGGTCACAGCGGAGGATGCGATGTATTCCTTTTTTGCCATTGTGTTCCTTTCCTTTGTTTATGGTCATCCTACCGGCACGAAGTGCCCGTGGCTCCCCCTACCGCAAACTCAAGTGCCCGTCCTGTCCCACCTGCCAGGTGTATTCCCCCATCTGAACATGGGGAACGGACAGCCGCCCGGCAGAAACCTCTGCAATCTCTGCCGCTGTTACATACAGGCGGCGGTTGCTGACATAGGCCACTTCGATTTCGTTGCTGTCATAAAACGACAGCTTTTCCGCCGTCAGCCGGGCATAGCGCCGGAAGCGGATGATGCCATCCTCCCGCTCCTGCTGCCCGATTTCCACACCGTAAACGCCGTCGGCAATTTCGCCGGTGCGAATGCTGGCGTTTACCTCCCGGACGGCGCTGCCCAGCCCCGCCACCGTGCTTTCCAGCTGCTGCACATTCTGGAAGGTCTGCGTTAGCGCCCGGGAGTTGGCTTCCAGGGTTTGGCTGGTCTCCTGGCAGTAGGTGCCGAATTGGCTCACCGCCACATATTTTCCCTCCAGCCGCTTGCTTACCTGCTGTTCCAGCACCTGGGTCACCTGGGCGCTTTTCAGAATCAGGGCTTTCAGCTGGCGCAGGGTTTCCTGCCGCTGCTGCTCCTGCTGCCGGGGCGGAAGCTGAGCGGCTGCCGTTTCCGGGCTGCCCCCCTGCACCGCATCAAAGGCAAATTGCAGCTGCTGCGCCAGGGCAGTCAAGTACCGCTGGAGCTGTCCCAGCTGCTCCTGGGGGGTGCCGCCGGTGAGCTGGGGCGGGCGAATTTCAATGCCGGTCACAGTACCTCACTCCCTCGCTCCATGGTTTTTGTGATGCAGCTGAGCCGCATGAAGCCGGTTCCCTCCAACCGCAGCCGCAGCCGGTCACAGCGGCGTACCGCCACCGGCAGATTGAAGCACTGTCCGGCGCTGCCATACACCGTGGCGACGGGCTTCCAGAAGTCGTCCCCGTCATATTGCACCCACACCGTTGCCTGCTGTGCCAGTTCCAGCCGCAGATTCAGCCGGGTCAATGTCTTGCTGTCCGGGGTCAGGGTGCCCAGCATTCCGGTTTCCAGCATCCAGGAAATTTCCTCCTCCGGCTGCCCTCTGCCCATGACGCTGATGATTTGTCCCGCCCCGTTGACAAAGAATAAATCGTCCCGGCAGGTGCAGAAGCAGCGCACCCGGGTGTCATCCTCCCGGTGCCACAGCCCCCGGGCGGTGTCATACACCCATAGCTGCCCGGTGGTCTCCTCCTCCTGGATGCACAGGTAATATTTGTCCCCCAGCGCCCCGGCAGCAGCCCGGGTGCAGGGCACAACCCCCAGCTTCTGGCTCACCGTCACCGGCACCGCCCCGTCATAGGCGCAGACCCCGGTGGGGGACTTGTAATAGAGCATTTGCCCCACCCGTGCCAGGCTCTGGCTGCATCCCTGCTGCACGCCGGGACAGGGGGTGGTTTGCAGTCGGAAGGTGGCAGGGGTGCTGCCATAGAGCCTGTGGATGCAGTCCTCCCGGAAAAACACCGGGTAGCCCAAATGCTGCACCGCCCCGGTAAAGGGACCGTCTGTGCCCAGACTGACGCAATAGCTGTCGGTGCTGACCCCCTGGAAGCAGTTCCAGTTCCGGAAATCCCCCAGCTTGCTGGCGTAGATTTCGTTGACCACCGCCCCCGCCCGGTTCAGGCCGTACCGGCAGCCCCACAGCCGGTTGCCGCATTCCAGCACCATGTCCATCAGGGGCAGATACCGCCCCACCGTCACCGGGGTATCCAGGCTGGTTTCCCGTTCCAGCAGCCCCGGCACCGTCACATAGTCCCTGCCGCAGTCTGCAATCACCCCGCTGGTCTCCACCCCCGCCGGTACGCCCGTCAGCTGTACCCCGTCCCCCGGGCGGAAGGACACGCCCATGTTGGGGCAGGAGATACGCACCAGGGTATTGTCCACGCTGACCCACATTCCCGTTCCGGCAGACCATTGCAGCAGCGCCCCCGCCCCGGAGGTGTCCAGCCACAGCGCCCCGTTTTCCGGCTTTTCCGGCTCCTCCGGCTGGGTGTAGGCGGGAATCAGGGGCTTTCCGTCCCCGTCCACCGGGATGAATTTCACCGTCCCGGCGGAGGTGAACTCCGCTTCCAGATTGCCGGAATCCGAGAGGTCTGCGGTGTTAATGTACTTTTTGTCCGGGAAAATAATCACATATGCCCCCATGGACACCAGCTGCTTGGGGCTGTCCGTCAGATGCAGCTCGGTTTCATAGCCGTTCATCACGAATTTGCTGCCATCCACCCAGCAAAGACTGTCCTTTGCCAATAGCCCATTGCATTTTTGCGGGGCAGCATAGACCCCTCGCTTCCGGCGGGTGGCAATCAGGGGGAACTGGTCACCGGTGCAGTTTTTCATGGCAGCAAACTCCCCCTCGGCGATCCTCGCCCCGGCATGATAGCCGCCGAAAGAGGTCACATGTTCCCGGCTCACATTCCCCTGCTTCAAGGTGGGAATCTGCATCCCCATCCCTCCTTAAAAGAATTTTCGCCGCCCGCCCCCGGGGGCATCCCGGCGGAGGGTGTTGGCGTATTCCTGCCACAGCGCCGCAAACAGCCCCATGGCATTGTTGAATTTCAGATACTCCTGGTTGGCGTAGTGCATCTGGGCTTCCAGGTAGTGGGTGTAGATGCCCTCATAGGGCTTGGGAATCAGCAGCACGGTGTCCGCTTTCATGTCTTCCGGGGGCACATTTTTGCCGCAGCGGCTCCATAGCGCCCGTACCTCCGCTTCCACCTGGCTGAGCCACAGCAGCTTGTCCGTCAGGGAAAACACATTGTGCTGCTTGCCGTCCACCCAGGAAACTGCATCCAGGGCGGTCATGCCAGCTCCCTCTTTTCCAGCTGTGCCAGAGGAGCGGCGGCCTGGTTTTCAAATTCCAGTGCTTGGGCCAGCATTTTTTCCTGCCGCTCCAGGACCTTCACCACGTTCCAGGGCACTTCCACCTCGATGCCCCGCTGGAGCAGCCAGCTGCGCCCGTTGATGCCCACAAATACGTCCTCTTTTTCGCTGCGCGTCAGCGGCAGCTTGATTGTTACTGTTTTTTCCATGGTCATTCTCCTTATTTACATTGTATTTCCCGTAGAGATTTCTGATAGCGCCAGATTCCGGCTCGCACTCCTTGACTTCCTCCGCACCCGTAGGGGAGGCTCTTAGCCTCCCGCTGCGGCGCAGCCGCTCAACATTCAACGAACTGCTCAATTGCGTGAGCTTCGGGCGGCTATGAGCCGCCCCTACTGGTTGGCGTGTGCGTTCACCCGGCGGCGCAGCCGCCCTTAGTTCATCTTCGCATCGGGGGAGAAGGCGCTACAGCACTCCACCCGGTACATATACGCCTGCTGCAAAATCTCGGCAGTCTGCAATGCCTTCCAGCCCACGGTGCTGCGCTGGTTCAGGGGGTCGGCAGTACCGGCAGAGCCAAGCTGCTTGATGATGGTCTGCAAACCGCCGCCGGTCACCTCGGTCACGCCGTAAGCGTCGTTGGCCAGGAACAGGCAGCCGAACACCGCCAGACCGTTGGGGCAGTCGTTCTCCGTGCCGGTGTAAACCGCCGCCTCGCTGGTTTCCACAAAGCGTACCCCGGCAATGCGGCCAATCTCACCCTCGAACTGGTTTTCGGGCTTGCAATACTGGTGCATCTGCTCCCAGCGGGGGTCGCTCATGATGTCATAAGCCACATAGGGATGCAGAATGCACACATAGTTATCGCCGAACTTGGGAGCGTTCACTGCCTTGAGCATGGCGGCAATCCGTTTGACGGTGTCCACCGTCAGCACACAGCTGCCATCCAGACCGCTGCGGTCGGAGACGGGAGTTTCCTTGCCGGAAGCATCCCGCTTGGGGCAGTAGTACACATTGGTGCCGCTTTGCAGCACGTTGCGGGTGATGGTGTCCAGGGTCAGACCTGCCTGATGACCCACCGCCCGGGTGGCTTCCAGCACATTGTTGTCAATGGCGGTCAGATCCAGCACATCGGACAGACACACATAGTCGCCGTACTGGCGCACCTCCGCCTCCACATTTGTCACGCTCATCTTGCGCCCGTTGGGGGTCACGCCTTCGGTCAGGGGCTGGGTGGCCTTGGGCAGCGCAGCATAGCGGCGGAACTCAATGCGCTTGCCGCCGTTTTTGGGGATGGGACGCTTCTGACCGAACTGGTTGTGCACCAGATTGGCAGATGCCTCCTCCAGCAGCGCCCGGTCATAGAAGCTCTTGTTTTCCGCCGACAGACCGGCATCGGTAGTGACGTTGACGTTTTCTGCAAACAGCTGAAGATTCATATTGATTTCCATTGAATAGTCTCCTTTTTCATTCCATAGTCGTTTGTTTTTCATCGGTGCAACTCGGGGCGAAGCATCCCTTAGCCAAAGCTGATGCGCTCCCCCTTGGCAACCATGCGGCAGATGCGGTCATATTCGCTCCGGCTGAGGCTTCCCACGCCGGAACCCATCTTCACCGCCCCGCCGCCGGACAGCCCGTTTTCCTCCGGGCGATTGCCGCCCATCAGGGAGGAGGCCAGCTGCTCCCGGGCGTACTGCGCCCCATAGGCCATGGCGGCGGGCAGAATCTCGGCGGCATGGGCAGCCAGGTATGCCCCCTCCGGGGTCATGCCGCAGCCCAGCGCCTGGGCGAAGGTCTGATTTTGCAGCTCCTGGCGCAAGTCAAAGTCCGGGAAAACCTCCCGCAGGGTTTCCGCCTGCTGCATCATCCGTTCATAAATTTCCTCCACCTGCTGCCAGTGCCGGGCGGCGGGGGTGGGGCTGGCTTCTGCCGCCGTGCCGGAAGCTTCCTCCGGCGCTTGTGCCGGGGCTTCCCCGCCATCGTCGGCAAAGAGCTGTAGCCAGTGATGTTTATTCATCCTGTTCACCTCCTTTCAGCTGCACATATTGGGGATACGCCTGAGCAAGACGGCTTAGCCCCAGCAGGATGGTCCAGAAAATGGCATCCGCTGATGATGCCCATTCCCGGCGGGGCAGTACGCTGATTGCCGTGTCCCCCGCTTCCAGCCTCACCAGCGCCGGACGTGCCAGCATTTCCTCCTCCTCCATCAGTGCGGCGGCTCTGCCCAGGGTCAGCGCCAGGGTGCTGGCACCGGCGCAGATGAGATCCTGCCCCCGGGGCGCAGACCCGGCGTGTCCCTGCATCTGGAGGTTCCGGGAGCCGTCCGCACCGTTCCAATACTGTACTTTGATCATTTTTCCTCCTTTGTCGTTTGGGCTGTTATCTGGGGGCGGTGCTGTCCGCCACCCGCTGCCGGGCGCTTCGGGTGGCATAGGCCTCCCGCTGCTCCCCCTTGATGGCAGCCTTTCCGGGCTTGGGCATCTCCGGCAGCGGGACGGATTGGGCGTACTGCTGGGCGTTGGCGGCAATGCGCTGCATGACCATTTCTTTCCGGTCGAAGTCCATCATGTCCATGCACAGCAGCGCTGCCTGGGCGTTCCGGGGGTCAAAGAACCCGGCGGAATAGAATTGCAGCGCCATTTCGTTCTGGCTCAGCCGGGAGTAGGCGCTCTGCTTCTGGGCAGACACGGAAATGTCAAACAGAGGGACCCGGGTCAGCCCCGTCAGCTCGTCCTGCACCCCCACCAGCCCCTGATTGCTGTAGCGGATGAACTCCTCCGTCCCCCGGTTGCCCACAATGCGGAAGCACCGAGGCAGACCGTAGAACTGGCGAATCAGCTCAATGACCATCAGGCAGATTTTCCGGAAAGCACGGTAGGCAGCCCGGTTGCTGTCCCGGCTCAGCTTACTGCCCGCCTCCTGCATGGCGGCAATGGCACTGGCAGCGGTGACACCGGCGCTGGTGCCGCCGGTGGAGATGTCCCGGTTGCCGGTCACCTCCTTCAGTTCATCCACTTTGCCGTTAAGCACCGACAGATACACCCCGCTGAGTCCGGCGGACTGAATGGGAAGAATGCTGTCCTGTCCCAAGCCCCCCTCCACATGAACGAAGTCTTGGCTCAAATCGGCATATTCCGCCTCGTTGATGCTGCCGTCGCTGCGGATAAAGTGCCGGGGACGGGCATTGACCAGCAGATTCATGAGAATCGCCTGGTTGCCCCGGTCGATGTACTCCTGGGCGCTCTTTGCCACATCGATGTAGCCAAAGCCGCAGGGCGTGCCCTCGGTGCGGAACAGGGGGTCAAAGACAAAGGGATACTGTCCGTGGTCATACCAGCCCCGCTGAGCAAAGCCTGGCTCATTTTCCGTGGCGAACAGCACGTTGTCCCCCACAAATTTGCAGTAATGCAGCACAGTGCGCCCACCCTGCACCCGCTTGTAGTACCAGTCCACCACAGCGCTTTTTCCAGTGGTATCCACCCGGTCGTCATACTGATAGCGGCTGGATACCTCCTCCGGCGTTCCCAGCTTGTCCCGGAGAAAGGGATACTGGGCAATCAGCGCTTCGTTGTCCTGCATTTCCACATGGAATACATTTTTCGAGCGCTGGATGTCGGTGATGCCGCTTTCCCAAAACAGGTTCAGCACATCCACCTTCCGCACCGCAATGTCGCCCAGTCCATTGAGCCGCCCGGCATCCCAGAACACCCCATAGATGCCGGTGCCGGATTTCAGCTTGTCGTCATTGACTTCATCGTATACCTGCTCAAATTCCGTCTGCTCCAATACCACCGGCAGCACCGCCCCCAGAAGGGCGGCCTCGCCCCGGTCACTTTCCTCCCGGGGCAGCACATTGGGGCTGGGGAAATTGTCCATGGCATCGGCGTGCTTGTTGGCGATGGCGTTGAACAGCCAGCCGGAGCTGGGTTCCACCTCGGCTTTGCCATGCCCCCGCATACATTCCCAGTGCCGCAGCTTGTACCATTGGGCGTTGTCCACCACCCGGTGCTCCAGGTAGGCCTTGCCCTCCTTGTAGCGGTTGAGGGTGGCGCGGGCAACGCGAACCTCCGCCGCCCCAATGGGCAGCTTTTCTCCAATTTTCATTTGATAATCTCCATTCCCGGTCGTTTGCTGACCGCTAAAATCTGTTCTTTTGGAATATCCAGAAAGAGCTTCATGGGGGATGCGCTGTAGCCGTCCGCCTCCGGCTGTACCTGGGGGCGGAGGGGGCGCGCCATGCAGAAATAGCGCACCTCGTCCGCCACATGGTCTTCGCCCTCCGTGTCCACATCCTCCGGCTTCTGCTTGTCGTATTGCAGCAGGGGGAGGGTGCGGATGAACGCACGGCAGTTCTTAAAAATGTACATCTGAGGATAGCCGTTCTCGTCCAGCTGCAAGCGGTAGTGTACCTGCATCCAGCCCGGCAGCCGCTTGTGGTCGCCGGGGGTGAAGTACACCTGATGCCGGGCGGCGGTCTGGGCGATGCTCTCGCCGGTTTCCCCGTCCCAGATGGCAGGGTCGGCAATGCCGGTGATTTTCTTTCCCCGCAGCCACCGATGCTCCGTCTCAATTTGTCGGATTTTGTCGAATACCTGGTCGGGGGTCCACCGCACGCCCTGATTGGGGGTACCGGTGCAGCCGTACAGCTCCAGAATCCGGTATGCCACGCCGTCATAGTCAATGGCCCACCAGCCGCAGGAAAAGGGGCGGTGATAGCCCCAGTCGAAGCTGCGATAGATTTTCCAGTCGGCGGGAATTTCAAAAGGCTCAATCACATGGGTGAACTTCCGGTCCTGATAGTGGGCGGGGCGATCGTAGAAGTCCTCAAAAAACTGCCCCTCGTATACGTCCCAGTCCCCGTCCAGCCATGCTTTCCGCAGCTTGGGGGGCAGCTTTTCCAGCGCCCGCAGATAGCCGGGCTGGCTGCTCATCAGGGCGTGATTGTCGGTACACAGCGCCTGGATGAAGGCATAGTCCTCGGGATGCTCCTCCTCCTGAAACCGCCGGTCGATGAACAGCCGCTTGAAATAGCCGTGGCTGGGGCCGCCGGGGTTCAGGGTGTAATAGGTGCGCTTGGGAAAATCGTTGGTGCCCCGGACACAGGCATCAATCTGCACCAGCCAGCTTTCCTGGAATTGCCCGGCTTCGTCGGCAAACCAGATGTCGTATTCTGCACCCTGGTATTGCCCCAGGTCCTCATCGCCGTCGCAGTAGCCAAAGCAGATGGTGCTGCCGTTGGGGAAAAAGAAAATCTTGTCGCTTTTGATGTAGGTGGCGATGCCGCCCAGCATCAGCAGCAGGGGGGCAATATGGTTGTTGTACAGCTCCCGGTAGGTGCGCCGGGTAATCAGCACCTTGATGCCTGGATATTGCAGGCACAGCAGCACCGCTTTCCAGCGGACAAACCAGCTTTTGCCGCCGCCTCTTGCCCCGCCGTAGCCCACATACCGGTGGCGTTCCAATAGCGCCATGCGCTGCTTTTCGTTGGGGACGGGCATTTGCAGCTTATTGGGCATAGGCGTGCGCCTCCCCCACCAGCTCCACGGTGATGCCGGAATCCGCCGCCCCGGAAAGCTCCATTTCCAGCCGCTTTAATTTCAGCTCCCGCTCCCGGGTGGTCAAATCATCCTGGCAGAGAATGTCCTGTAAATCCTTGAGCACACCGGTCAGCTGCTTCAGCCCGTTCCGGTCCACCAGACCTTTTCCCTTGCCCTTCTGAATTTCAAACACCGTCTCGCCGTCCTTTTCTTTCCGGGTCAGGATGCCTTTGTCCAGCTCTGCGGCTGCCTGCTCCAGTTTGTCCAGCAGCCCCAGCGCCGCAAGCCGCACCCGCTGTGCATCTTCTTCCAGAATCATCTCTCCTTTCTCGTAACGCCGCCCCTACAGGGCATTCCCGTCAAATCTCCACCACCCGCAGCCTTGCGCATTTCTCGCACAAAAATTCCCCCTTGTCCAGCTCAAACGCCCACCCTTTCGCAATCCGCCTCCCGCAGTCGGCGCACACCGGTCTGCGCTTCCGCTGCCGGTCAGCCAGCTGCGCCTCCTGTTCCGCCAGAATCCAGGGTTCTTCCAT